TTTCGATGGATGAGGTTGTGGTCAAGCACATCCATCATAGCCACCATTCTGGTGCTCCTTACTACACTCGGAACGATCGGGCACTGGAGCGTGCGCTACGTGACGCAGCACGGATTTCATCCGGGCAGCGGGGCATGGATCCCTACACTGCTGGTAAGCGTATTCAGCATGGGGAGACTCGGCCAAAAGGTAGGCTCGTATGGATGGCACCGCTGTCTACGACTATTCTTGGTACGAGGTTTGCGAAACCCGCGTACTTTGGGCTGGTCGGACGAAGTTGTTTCGCGTACGCGCGGACGTCAGTATCGGTCGGAACCTTCCTCTCCGACCTTCAGTCAAGGCATGAGTTCGTCTACTGCCTCGACTTCAGCGCATTTGATGCCCGGATTCCGGCGTGGATGATCGCTGACTGCTTCGAGATCCTCCGGTCTCATCTCGAAATGGATGAGAGTGAAGAGTGGTTGTACAATGAGTTGGTGAACGACTTCATCCACTCACGACTGATTCTTCCAGACTTGTCTATCTGGCAGAAACACAGAGGCGTGCCCTCTGGGTCTCCCTTTACTTCAATTATCGGGAGCATCGCTAACTACCTCATAATCCAGTACTGCTGGATTCGTCTTACGGGACGAGGCCCTCACGAGGCAGACGTGATGGTACTAGGTGATGATTCAGTCGTAGGTTCATCTATCTACATCGATAAACGTGATCTGAGTGCAACAGCCTCAGAGCTCGGTGTGGACGTGAACGAAGAGAAGAGCGATCGTGTACGCTCTAATCAAGCGGTGAAGTTCCTTGGCCATGAGTGGTCGCAAAGCAAACCGCATCGGTCGGAACAAGACACAGCCATTCGTATGGCGTTTCCCGAACGGCACAAGCGACGGACACGTAGTGACAGCGTTCTTCGTGGTTACTCGTACATGCAAGATTCTGTCGAGGCCCTGAACGTTTGGAACAAAATGTTTCCGCCTAAGGTCAGAAGTGTGAAATGGCACATGCTGATCA